CAAGGTGATGAGGAATTGGATCTATACACATCAGGTAAATATCTGGTTAGTGCTATTTGCCATACATACACAAAGCAGAAGTATGAAGTGACCGTTGAATTGGTTCGAGATGGCTATAATAAAAATGCGGAGATTAAATAATGTTTTATATTGGTGTTGTTGAAGACAGAGATGATCCAAAGCAAATGGGTCGAGTGCGTGTTCGTGTGATGGGAATCCATTCACAGAACATTACAGAGGTACCAACCGACACACTCCCATGGGCAACTGTACTGCTTCCAACCACTTCTCCTTCAGTATCAGGGGTTGGTCATAACTCATTCCTGGTAACAGGATCGTGGGTTGGAGTCATGTTTAACGACCAATACATGCAAGACCCAATTGTGATTGGTACCATTCCAGGATACCCAGATCAGAAGTTGTCTCCATCTGTCGGGTTCTCAGATCCTACTGGTGTGTATCCCAAATGGACAGGGGACTCTGATGTATCCTACTCAGCACGGGGTAGTCAATTTACCAACTCTCAATCATACGCAAACAAGACTCGTTTAAGAGATGGTGGGCCAGACATACAAGTTGCCATTCCTCCAAAGGTTACTTCGGTTCAGAAAGACAAGGATGATGCATACTATCAACAGAAGCCATGGAATGAACCACCAGTATCAGACAATCACTCTCCATCATATCCAGATAATCATGTATATGAAACAGAGACAGGTCATCTATTAGAGTTTGATGACACTGCCAACAATAGAAGATATCATCGCTACCATCCAGCTGGTTCGTTTGAAGAGATCTATGATGATGGAACCCGATTGATTAAAGTGGTTGGTCAGGATTATGAGATGATCCTCAATGGTAAGAATATGTATGTCAGCGGCAATCTTAATGTTACTGTTACTGGCAATATGCGTCAGTTGGTATATGGTAACTACCATCTTGAGGTGGAGAAAGATTACACAATTAATGTCAAGGGATCTATTCAACAAAAGGTTGGTGGTAACTGGGAAGCTGAGATCGTCAAGAATCGCGCATTCAATGTTGGTGCTAATGATAACCTAACGGTTATGCAGAACCAAGTTGTTACTGTGATGGGGGATAAGGATGATACCATTGAGGGTAATTATGGAATTACCACAACTGGTAACTTTGACTCGACTACATTCTCCAAGATGTCATTGTTTGCAACAAATAATATGAGTCAGACAACTCTTGCTGCCCTGAATGTAACAGCACAGGGTGACATCACTACAGAGACCCCAGCAAATGTTAATGAAACGTTTGGTGGTAATCAAACAACAGCAATTACGGGCAACCTAGATGTGGATGCTGCTCGTATTGATCTAAACTAAGGAGTAAATGATGGCTGGTTGTGAAGGCAGTAATCCATTACTAGATGCAGCTAAAGATATCAAAGGTGGCATCAAAGACCTTATGGAACAGGGTTCCAGTGCGCTAGGTGATCTCACATCATCGGTTAGTGACTTGACATCAAAGCTCGGTGAGTTCAAACCAGAACTCCCAGAAAACGCTAAGCTGGCCGACTTTATTGATAAGATGAAGAACTCCGAGACGGCTCAGGAATTTGCTGCTGCTAAGGCAGAGATGACAGAGAAGTTTGGTGAGGCGTGGGATGGAATGAATGATGAGTTAAAGAAACTTGGTATTGATTCATTTCCTCCAACGTATGATGAGACGTCAACCTTTCTTTCAAATGAAACAGGAATTGATATGGGCGCTCTTGCATCTGGAGATTTCTCAAGTCTTGAAGCATATCACGCAAAGATGTGTGAACCAGTATGGGATGACAACTTAGGTGAGTACGTTACTCCTGATGGTTGTACTCCTGGTGCACTTCCAGACATTAATGGTATTCTATCAGGAGACTTCTCTTCCCTGGGTTTTGAAATGCCAGCAGATACCAATGCATTATGTGATGCCATTCCAAAGCTGGAAGAGGTGGAAGTAGAAGAGCAGAAGAAGAATGATGCTGGTGAGTATGTTACAGTTAAGGTTAAAAAGCCATTTGAATTTCCTGACTTCTCTAAGGTAGCAACGGAAGTCCCTGCCACCCCTCCAGGTCAGGTTAAGTCATCCATCAGTGAGTACATTGAGGCTGTAGGCTACTACCAGGAAGCGAAGAAAGAAAGAGCAAAACACATCGATGATAACTATCACAACAAGATCATACCATACCTCAAATCTATTGGTGAGTGGCCAGACAAAGAAGCTGTATCGGAAAGAGTATACAAAGAAGAAAGAGATAGAATCATCCGTGAGGCATCCCGTGCGTTCCTCTATATGGTAAGACCATATATGGCAGAAGTTGTTGGGCTCACTTATGATGAGTATCTGATCAGAACAAAGAAGACCCAGGACTACTCAGCAATCAAACTGGAGAAGTTTGTGGCCAAGTACTATGATTCTGTTGGCCTTGGTGGATCTTATTATTTTGATTACCTTGTTGAAGCATATAATGGCCTGAATCAAACCTCACTGGACTTTAATACAATGTTCAAGAATTACATTATCAATAAGTATCCAGAGAATGAAGATGGGAGCTTCTTCTAATGCCAGGAGTGTGTAGAGTAGGAGTGGATAGTGCTGGTGGCACGATTACAGGAATGATTCAGGATGGCAGTGTTAATGCAAACGGATCACCTGTATCGGTACATGGTGATCCTGTAGCTGGCCACGGTCTTCCTCCACATGCTGCACCAACAATGGTTGCGGGATCAAATAATGTGTTTGTTAATGGCATTGCTGTGTGTAATGCTGGTGATCAGGCAACATGCGGACACCCTGCATCTGGCAGTGGAAATGTTAATGTTGGTGATTAAGAGGTATAAATAACCCTATGAACAACAAACCAGCACTAGCATCAAGAGAACAAGTTTATTCGGACTTTGATTTGAGATTCATCCCAAATCCGAATACGGGTGACATCGCTCTAAAAAAAGATATTGCTGCAGTGAAGCAAAGTGTTCTGAATATTCTAACAACGAATCATGGCGAGAAACCTTTCCGTCCGTTCTTTGGTGGGAATCTAAGAGCTTATCTCTTTGAGAACTTTGATGAGGTTCAGGTGGCCATCATCAGAAAGAATATTAGAAATACATTAACAAACCACGAACCAAGAGTTGCTGTGATCAGCGTTGATGTTGAGGACCTATCCTACAGAAATGCATTACAGATTACTGTTGAGTTTATAATTAAATCTCCAACACAGCAACAAGCCTCAGTGAGCTTTGTTGTAGAACGAGTAAGGTAAGCCATGGCAAACGAACAACGAAGATTGAATGTATCAGAACTTGACTTTGACCAGATCAAAGAAAACCTCATTACATTTCTTAAGGATCAGGATGTACTAGCGGACTACAATTATGATGGTAGTGCAATCAACACCATTATCGATCTGTTCTCGTATGTCACACACTATAACGCGTTCAATGCAAACGTTGCTCTGAATGAGACATTCCTTGACTCTGCACAACTGAGACAATCTGTTGTATCCCACGCTAAGTTGTTGGGGTACACTCCTCGTTCCGCATATGCACCAAGAGCATTTGTTGATGTACAGCTAAACAATCCAACAGGTGTTCTGAACATTGATGGATCATACAGAAATCTAACTATGGAACGTGGCACTCATTTCACCACACTGATTGAGGGTACCACATACGACTTCGTAAACACAACCACAATCGTTACCGGTCGTAATGCAGCTGGTAAGTATGTATTTGAGAACGTTGAACTACTGCAAGGTAAATATCAAACATCAAAGTACATCTTTGATGTTGCAACTGATGAAAAGTTTAAGATTCCTTATGAGAATGCAGTTACATCATCCCTGATTGTTACTGTCTTCGAATCCCCAACATCCAATGAATCAGAAACATTCGTTGCTGCTCCTATCCTTACCTCGATTGATTCCGATACTGCTGTGTACTGGCTACAGGAAGCGCAGGATGGTTTCTATGAGATTTATTTTGGTGATGGCATTATTGGTAAGAAACTAACTGATGGTAACCTCATTCAGATTGAATACATCGTTACAGATATTGATGCTGCAAACGGTGCATCAACATTTACTTTATCAGATACTATTGAAGGTAACTCAGATGCAACTATTACAACGATCACCAGAGCATCAGGTGGTTCTGCAAGAGAGGACCTTGCATCTGTAAAGTTCAATGCTCCTCTTTCTTTTGTGGCACAGAACCGAGCAGTAACTCCAGATGATTATAAATCAATCATCCTATCTAACTACGCTAACGTTGATGCAATCTCTGTGTGGGGTGGGGAAGACAACAATCCACCAGACTACGGCAAGGTGTACATCTCTATTGCGCCAAAGGATTCTGAAACACTTCCTCAGGTGGAGAAAGATTACATTATTGCTCAATACCTTAAGCCAAAGAATGTGGTATCCATTACCCCTACAATTGTAGATCCAACGTACACTTATATTTTCCTTGAAGTATTCTTCAAGTATAACCCAAACATCACTAACCTTTCTTCGGATGCATTGGCCAACAAGGTAAGAGAAACTATTACATTGTACAACAATGATGAATTGAAGAGATTTGATGGTGTGTTCAGACACTCAAACCTCCTTCGCCAAATTGACATTACAGATGTATCAATTATCAACTCAACTGTTCGTGTGTATGTACAGAAGCGTTTGGTACCAGAAGTAAATGTAGAGAAGCGCTATGACATCTACTTCTCTGGTCCATTGTATATTTCTGACTCAAATGAACAGATTATTGAGTCAACTGAATTTACATATCTCAACCAGTTGTGTCACCTGAAGGATATTGTGGTTGGTGGTGTACGCCGTCTGCAAATTGTATCCGGTAACGGTACAAATGAAATTATCCTGAACTCTGATGTTGGATATGTTGATGAGGCTAATGGCCATGTTGCCCTGATTG